CCCCGGAACTTGCTTACCAGAGGCTGCCTGCGATACGGCCCGGACTGCCTCCGTCTGGCCGAGAACTGCACCAGGAGCTTGGACTGGCTGCGCCATTTTGGCCAGGTTCTGCTGAAGCTGTTGGAAGAGACTTGGTTGAGGTGCTGCTGTCGCTGGTTTTTGATTTGGTTGCTCAGCCATTATTGCCTCATTGTCTGGCGTCTAAAACTACCTCCAGAACTTCCTTTAGAGGAAGTCTGAGTAGTCATCCACCTATTTCTATCTAACAGTAGCTTTTTATATTCTTCCAGTTGTTTCTTATATTGGATTGCACTCTCTTTAACAGCGCCTGTACTCTTACTAATATACTCATCTAGTTTTTTGATTGTGTTATCCGCTTTTTCGGTTAGGTCAACTAACTTTCCAAGCTTTTCATAGTCAGTTGTGGCTGTACTTAATTGATTATTTATGAAGTTAAGTTTACCCGCAAGTGGCAGTTCCAACGCCGCCTTATCAAACCCTAGCTGAGTAATATCCTGTTCCATTTTATTTACGAGAGTAGAGCCAATTTTCTCCTGTACACCGCCCTCTACCGTTAGGCCTTGTGCGTTCAACTTGTCGTACAGTCTGGATATTTGGTCCGTCTCTTTGAGCTCTACTATCTGCGCGGCATCCTCTGCACTTACGACGCCATCTTTGACGAGGCCCCACAGCACGCCCACGGTATTGGCCGTAAGGCTACTTCCTACGTCTTTAACCATGTCGAAGAGAGACTTATTATCCTCTATGCGGTAGCCAGATTGTAGGAACCCAGCCAATTTGGCGCGGACCCCAGCCAGCTCCGCAGCATCCACCTTACCGTCTGCCATTACGCCATCTAAGACGCTAAGGATAGCTTTCTGATTTTCCGGTATGTCTGCGTAGCCGAGCTCCCTTGAGAGGGCATACTGCCGATAATTCTCCACGAAGTTACGGAAGTTGTCGCCAGTATCGTCACCAAATGCACTGTAGAGGGCACGTTCTGGAGAGAGGTTAGGGTCGGCCAAGTTTTTGACGTTGACCTGAAAGTCTTTCGTCTGTCTCAGGTAATCTCTAAACGACATCCCTGACGGTATCTTAGCTCTAAGCTGCGCTGCATTTAGGTTCATGTAGCCAGATTTTAGCAGCTCTGGATTTAAACGAGCCATCTCATTTAAGAATCTAGCGTAGTCGGCCTTTTCCTCGGACGAGAACTCCTTGGTCTCTGAGTCCAGAATCTTATGAGCTTCCGTCTTTCTGAGGGACCAATCAGTATTTGTAGGTTTCGTCGGGTCATATTCTGACCCAAATGCCAGCTTATTGAAATCGGTCATGGGTACATTAGCGTCGGTAGCAGTTTGAATCTTAGCATTAGATTGTTGAATATTGGCGCTAGTTTTGACGGAATCAGCCAGATTGTCGGCAGCCTTTTTAAGCGCCTGTTTATTCTGCTCAATGAATTGGGCAAGAGCCGGAAACTGCTCTTTAATCAGCGCCTGGTAATCCCCCTTCTTGTCATCCAAGTAAGAGGTTACTACACTTGTCATACCCTCATCCGAAAGTAGCTCGGCCACGGTCATCTCCTCATCTCCGACCGTGATAGTATCGGCAGATTGGATTGACTCATTGAGCTGCTGCATGTCAGCTTCCGTAGCTTGCACGCCCGCAGAAGACAGGGCGCGAAGCTCAGCCTGCGCTGACTGCCTAACGTTAGCTGGGTAGAATGCATCATTAGCTATTCTAGAGAGCTCCTCTACCCTATCGAAATCCTGCTGCATTAGGTTACTAATGGCAGACTGGAACTCATCGATAGACATGCCTCTAAGTTCAGATTCAGGTCTACCCAAGATGCTGGCAATATCGCCCAGACCTTGAAGGCCTAAAGCTGCGTAATCATCTGGCTTAAGTTGAGCCAGTGTAACGTTAGGTCCAAAGGTATTTTTTAGATTGGTAGTAACGATTTCCTTTTGAGCTGCATTGTATTTAGCTAATGCAGTTGTCAATTCTTCCGCCGACTTAGCTTGAGGAAAGATTGTCCAAAGTTCTGCGTCTATGGTGCCGGTCTCAATTGCAGATTGCACCTTGGCTATCTGGGCTTCCGTCAATGAAGGAAAGTCATTTTTAATCTTGGCGAGGTCGGCTTTTGGCTTAGCAAGTTGAGCCGTCTTAGCGGTCTCTTCTAAGTAACCCTTAACCAGGCCACTTACCCTAGCACCTAGTCCCTCTAGTCTACTAGCTTGCTCGGCTTTGGCTTTGGCAGCCTGCTCTTCCTGCGTAGCCATGGTCCTGGTAGGCATCTGCCTAGCCATCTGCCTATCAGGCTCGACCGACTCCCTGACAGCTTTTTGGAGCTGAGCACTGGACCCTGCCATTTTGGCCTGGTCCTGCGTTAGTCCCAGACCAGCAGCAGCTTCCGGCGACACTACGCTACCTGGGAGTCCACCTTGCCTCTTTACCTGATTGGCCAATGAATCTGGCGCGGCCTCGAACAGTTGCGAGCCACGCTTCATTATCTTGGCATTCTGTTTAATCTGGTCGAATAGACTAGCCATGATTTCCCCGGGATGGAAAGGGTAGGGCCCGAAGGCCGCTACCGAGATAGGGGTACTGGTATAATCGCATTAGCACTGCCTAGTTGTCAAGTGTTAGTTAACGACTGCCTGTAGTTACCGAAGGGTAACCTGACGGAGCAGGAGTGTTAACGACTGCCCGTTTCCCGGGCCTGGATGATACCCTCGCCACCTATGCCAGCTACTGCTACATCCACGCCATTTACCTGGAGTCCTTGGTCAAGCTGGTCATTACTTATACGCAGCTGGTAAAAGACTCCTTTTCTCTTATTGGACATGTATTGGATGACGGCCAGCTGCTGGATAGACCTATTATTAATGTTTCCTACCCTACGTTGCCTTGAGACAACAGCCGGGTCTAGCTCTTCCCAGTTATCAATTAGGTCAATAGCTGCCTCTACCACTACATTACTATCCCTGTCTTCCGGCCTAAACTGGACGGTAAAGCTTCCCACTGCCTTACGGATGTTAGCCGTACCAAAGTCAAGGGCGCGAAGGGTAGCCATAGCCGATATCGGAGCGCCGTCATCCCTATAATCGGTAGAATCACCAGCCATCCTTAGCGTAAATACCTCGCCATTAGGTGTGGCGAAGAGAGCCCGCTCTAGCATATTGGCCCAACCAATAGCCGGCAAGTTAGAGTAGGAAGTCCAGCTACCGTCCCTATACCCATCTGCCGTGTACTCACGAACCGTATTGTAGACAAGCACGCGTTGGCTATAGGCTTCCCCATCCTCTCTGTAAGGAATGGACAACTTATACTGGTGCCCAAGCGGGTAATAGTGTCCATGCGCCGTAAGGTCAAGAGTAGTAGTATCGACCTCTTCCTTCCAGATACGCTCTACCCTACGTCCAATGTATTGACATTGCAAATTGGTAGTAATACGGTAGATGCCTGATTGGTTGGCAAACATTATGCCGTTTTGCGTAGGAGCAATTGAGAAGGGAGCTGTACAGCCCAATCCTCTAGTGTCAAGTCTTTGTACGCAGGGCTGTCCAGCACGTTTGGCGTTAAGGTTTACGAGGTAGACAGAGGCAGTTTTGAAGACCAAAAGGATGCCATCTTTTTGAGCAGCGCCGAAAGCACTATCTCCAAAGAAGGGAATAACGCCAGTAATCTCTTGGCCATCTGACGGGTTAATGTCGATGGCGCTCTCGCTATCCGTATCGAGGAAGGCAGAAGGCGCGTCAAATATTTCTGGATAGTTAGGATAGCTAACGAGGAGTCGGCTAGGGAAGAGTTGGACGCGAGCTATCGCGGGACTACCTGCATCTGCCCTTATCCCGTTGGCAAATAGATTGACATCACTAAAAGCAGGAATGCTAATCGAGAATAGGAGGTCAGATACGTAAGGAACCTCAAGCACTAGCTCATTATTTGCGTACTCGCCACCTGCATTGGCAACAATCCAAGGCGTAAAGTTTGCAGCAGAGCAGGCAGCCTGGGCGCTATTGATGGCATTAGCTAGCCTTAAAAATAGGTAGGTTAAAGGCTCAAGGGATAGCTGCGCCCGTCCTGCCTTAGTTCCGTACAGGCGGTCAAAGCCCAGCCAAACTGGTATGTCATTTTGATTAGTGGCGTGGACGTATCTATTAACATCTTGGCCGTTAAGGGCGGCAAGGGTAACGCTCTCGATAAGCTCGTTAGATACTTGAATTCTAAAGGCATTAGCTCCTGGCACAGAGCTTACCTGGTAATGCCCACCCAATCTAGGGTCTACGTTAGCTACGTTTGCAGTAGTTGTATCTGAATAGAATAGGTATATCCAGTTACCTTCTACCAGGCCGTGGCCGGTCGAAGGAATCTCCAGCTCGTTAGTATCGTAGTCAATTGTAATATTAGCTGGCACAATAGTATGTGCCCCATTATTTAAGAACTCAAAGTTCATCCTATTAATGTTATCGGTGGTAGTGCCCGTTTCTCTAAAGTCCTTTTTAAGCAACATCTTTCTGCCAACGAAGTCGCTGACTGTTGGCGTAGAAGAGCCAGACACCTTAACCGGCTGAAGCGTTAGCGTAGGCCAAGTTTTAAAGTTAGCCAGGACAAGGCTATTGGAAGCACTCGTTACGTACTTGCTGCGCAAAGGACCAGTCCAAGTCTGGCCTAGCTCCTGTCCCAAAAGGGCTACCATCACTGTATCCTGGTCTACGTCTCTCAATACACTGTCATTTTTAGTGTCCACGAATTCAATGTAGGCGTCGCCTGATTGATTCCAGTTAGGTTTGACTACGCCTACGAGGTAATAGGGGGCGGATAGTCCAGCTTTGGTTCGGTAGATTTCAATCTCAACACGGGCGTAGTCGAAGTTATCGAGGAATGGTGGCCTAATCAAAAGATGTCTAATAGTAGCCGATTGCGTTATTTCAACGCGGGCATCTTGAGCTCCCGTGACAGCGCTTGCAATCCGGTTGTTATTTGCATCAATTAAGTTTAGTCTATAGTAGTAGGAGTAAAGACTAATCTTATTGAGTGTCTTTGTACCACCTGTTAAAAGGTTTACACCAGCCGTATCCACTTCTATAAGTGACTCCGTATTTCCTTCCCACGTTTTAACAATAGTCAAATCTCTAACTGTAGTTACGCCACTAGTTACGTTAGTGTAGCGAATAGTTTCCCCAGCTGCAAAGTGTTTATCTAGGTACTTATCTACTTCGAAGAAGTTAGTTCCAACATTCTTAATTTTAGCGTTATCCACCTGATAGGTATTAGGTACGATGGATGCCACGCTAGTATCTGCCGTTAGGTATGCATTGGCCTGCCAGCGGAAGAAGCCAGCCCGCGTAAGGTTACGGCCATCGTAGCGCTGAACCGCATCCAGTCCGTTCGTCAGATACATTGTATCCTGCACCATGGTGGAACGGAGGAATGGCTGGTTGTCGTAGGATTCACTGTTGAAATACCTGTAGCGGTTGGCTGGTACCTGTGCGTATCCGCTGTCCGGCTGCTCGATTGGCACCCAGCGCCGAGCTGTGGTAAAGGCAACCGTAGAAGTCAGACTATCGTACCAGTCAAATTCCTCATCTACCTCGACGTTATAGCCAACGATGACGGCGCCCAAGATAGCGGTAGGTATATACTGGTCGCCCTCCACCTCTATCTGGGTGGGGCTATTGATGGCGCTAACGACCTGCTCGCCCGTAAAGACACCGGCGTTAAGAAGGAGGATACGTTGCCCTACCTGGAAAAAGTCAGAGTTTGCGACGTTGACTCTGATAGGTTTAATTACTGCTGACTGGCTGTTCGGGGAGATGGAAACGCCAGTCTCATCCGCCCTTGGGTTAACGAACTTGGCTCTAAGTTCCCGCGAAAGACCAGAGAAGGAGAGGATATCGCCTGCTACGAGGTCTTCTGTCGTAGGGATGGCGTTGATGCTTCGAAGCGGAACGATGCGGCTAGTACGAGCGCCAACGAGGAGAAGGCCATCCGGCACCGATACGTTAGTGTAAAGGCCGTCCATTCTTACTTCAAGGCCAGCGGATGTACCTGTAACTGTTAGTAGCTGCTCATCGCCCCAGCTAGCTGATAGTAATCTATCGTCCTCGAAAAAGGGACAGATGACTTCGAGTGGTATGCGGTCAGTAAATATACCAGCCCGGCCATCTGAACCCGCCTCGTTCCAATCGCTACTGTCTACATTTGGATTTATGACGGTGACGTCAACGTAGTCAGTACCCGCGACGAGGCTGGCGGATACTACTTGAAAGTCGCCATTATGGACGCTATAGCCCATATTCTGTAAAGATAAAAACTCGCTAGGATTAAATATCTGATTTAAAGAGCCGATGATGATGGGGCCTTGACCTGGATTTACTACGTCCTGTGGCATGTAAAGGCGATAGGTAACCTGGCTTCCGCTTACGTAGCTAGCCGAGGTAACAGAGGCTTGGTTAGCCGTAGTCTGAATAAACTTCAGCACGCCTTGCGTTCTATCTTCTGGTCCGTTTACGTCAACGAAGGCAGGGCCTATGATGACTGGGTCAGATACACGGGCGCGCAAGTTAGGGTAGTACTGCGAGAGGCCAAGCTCTGCGTTAGCCTCGGCGTACTCAATTACCTCAAATAGGTTACCGCCTAATCCTGCGACGGCACGTTCCTCTGCTTGCGCACGGTAGGTATCGATGTGCGTCACATAGCCCGGCGTAGTACCGGTAGCACCGGAGTAAAGTTGTCTATGCGGAAGACCCCAGATAGTCATCTGCGGATTTAGGTCAGTGTAACCTGTACCACCGCTACCAACAACTGGTACCGATTCTTGAGTGGAGTAGTCGGCGTAGTCCCAGTAAGCAGCCACATTAAGTGTGGTCGTATTGCTATTAGTTATTTGAATTGTTGCTGTTCCAAGAACGCTATTGACAGACACTCTATCGGGTGTTATACGTATTTTATTGGTTCCGGACAGTTCGTAGACTTGAATAAAAGCAAACGAACTAGTTAGACCACTAATCGTAAATATCCCAACAGTAGGTGTATATACCGCTGGAGGGCCTGGGCTAACCAAAGTAGCAGCTGCAATAGGGCTAGGTATAGTTGCTGTATTGGTGACTGGGTAAATTACTACTATTGCATCGAATGCAACATTACCAGTATTATCTATTGTAACAGTCACATCGCCATTAGTAGATGTGATAGTTACGCCACTAGGCTGTAACTCTAAGTACTGCGTTCCGGTTACTTGGAACAGGCAGACGTTGATGCTAGTTCCCTTGCCATGCGTAGCACCTGTTACGCTTATCGTGTTGACCGCATTAGTTGTAACTGTTGTAACTGGCGTGTGGTAAGCCCCGCTAGCTACGGAGCGGTCGGCCAAAGTGGCGTAGACCTCTAGCTGACTGGTTGTGTTATTTTGGATATCTATTGTCACGTCGTCAGTAGCTATAGACGTCTCTACTGCGTCGTATTGGATGAGGAGATTATTTTCGTTCGTCGGGTTAGTAGATTGAAGGAGTACTGTGCTTACCACTTCACCTAGCCCATGCTCAAGGCCAGGTATCACGAGCTGGTAATTGTCAGTTACTGGGTCAGAGGCATCCAAGCAGAGCTTATTACTTACGAGCCGACCGTAGTCCCAGAGAACTGTCGCCGTAAAATTGGAGCCAGCTTGGTTACTGACGTAAAAGGTAACCCTATAATCAGAGCCGCCATTGCCTAGCAGCTCGGTAGTAAGGGAACTAGCCTGCTGATTATTAGGTATATTAGGTACGGTTGAGCCCAGGATAGAGACGCGGCTACCATCATTCTTCTCTTCGAGTAGCTGGAAGAATAGAAATGGACTATCTGGGTAATCGAAGACGATAGTCTCGTTAATCTCATTTTCTTCCACGAGCTGCGCCTTAGACTGGGCCGCAGGAACTGCGTAAAGACAGGCTACGAGGTTAAAGTTCTGGTAGTGAGCAAACTCTAATACTACCGAGCCATCTGGCGTAATCGTATATTGATTTGGGATGATACGCTCGTATTCAGTTCCAGTGTCAACGTAGCAGTCTACGAGGATATTAAAGCTAGAGAGGTTATGGGTAGAAGCTGTGATGGTGACTGGCACAACGTTAGGGTATTGGCTAGCTGCCATGACGGTAGAGGTATGGACGTAAGAGCTACCCGGAGAAGTGGCCCGGCCTTTGGCTACAATGAACGATTCGAATGCGATGGTAGATAGGTCGCTGACGAGGCCAGTTGTAACGTCTGCCGTAATATTAGCCGTACTCTTTTCGATGCGGTAGTCTGCAGCTAATAACCATTCGCTAGATAGGTTGGTGCCGGAGAGACTTCGGTAGAGGTTAACGGATAGTAGGGCGCCTTGGTCGTGAGTGTTTCCCTCTAACGTAATCTGAGAGGTCTGAGGCGTGATGCCGTCTGACTCGTAGACTGGCTGCTTAATTTCCGTTCGGAACGATGAGTAGTATTTGCCCTCTAGCTCGTCGGTGAAATCGCCAGCTGCATGAGCTTCGCTCGTCCGTCCGTAGACGTAAATTGGAGTAGAGCGAAGGGATAGTACGTCAACGCTAGTGTCGAGAAATAGACAGAGCTCGCCGGTATAGGGCGCACTAATGCCTACCCGCTCATACTCAAGTCTCTCCACTCGCACTGGGAGTGAGCCGTAGAGCTGCGTACCCTTGCGTTTAGCCAAGGAGCCGTTGGGCGTGGGGTCAATATTGTCGAGCATCTGAACGTAATCGTCAGGTATCTTACTCTCAGGCGACAATTGGTCTATGCCACCGCCAAAGTTTCCGTACGAGATATCCTGGTAACGAGTAGCCATGATTATCTCCTAACCGGCGAGGATATCCTGGTGACCTGAAAGGTCAACTTATCCTGGTAGCGCGTTGCCATACTAGCTCCATACTACGTTTAGACTACAACAACTTGACCCGGCCATTAGTCTTTCTTTCGGCACATCTCACACTTTTCTTTACCAGACTTCTTGCAAGCTTTGCAGGCGGTCTGAAGAGCAATGGCCACAGCTTGTTTACCGCCCTTGGCCTCGTAGCCTTCCTCTTTGAGCTTTTTGATATTCTTGCTTATCGATTTCTTTCCGTAACCTTCCGCTAACGGCATGATGCTAACTCCTTTAGTGTATACTATCTTCAGTAGTGACGGTTTATTCATACATATCTACCAAGCTGGTTTACGGCACGCCCAGTAGCCAGCGCTAAATTTATCTTTCTTTTCATCGCAATTGTGACGCGCTCTAAAATTAGCCCGACGTTCTGGGTCGTCTGGTCTATTTGGCATACTGGCGTCGCCGTATCGGACGATGCGCTCCTCACCATCCTCGCAGGCCTTAACTACGTAGTCGTGCTTACCGTCGTTAGCTCGCCTTGGTTTATTGCACGGCATCTTCTCTTTTAGACTGCCGATAGCTTTACGCGTAACTGCCATTACTTGTCGTCCTTCTTTTTCTTTTTCGGAACGCAGTTAGGAACCATCTTTCCGCCCTTGGCAGGCTTCATTCCTACGGCCTCGTAATCCTTCCAGCACGGGCCCTTGTCTTTTAGCTTCGATACTGAATCCTTAGTGACTGCCATAACTGGCTCCTTCTGCAGGCCTGTTAGCTGCGGGGCGTACTGGTACGAGGCTCTGCCGAGGACCCGACGCACCCCGGCCAATACCTAGCTTCTAGGGGTGCGGACCCATAGGTTATTGGTACGAGGGCCCCAGTTCTTACTGGACTTATTGACGCGGAGTGACTGCTCGCGTCTTACCCAAGTCTTAGCTATCCTGTCCTCAAATCTAGCGAGGAGGCTAAGCGCCACCTGTGGGTCTCCCCCGAGCTTCATGGCCTTAATCTCGGCCGATGCATAGCTGATGAGGAAGTTCGTAAGGGGCGAGCGAAGGGGCGGTATGCAGGTGCCATCTATTGGACAGAGGTAGTCACCCTCCTCGGCAGAGGCGGGTAGTGCGCCCACGATGGTTCTACCCTCAACCGTTTGCTTACTTGGCGTATCTCGAAAGATTACCTTAGAATTAGTGACGGAGGCAATCTGAAGTGAAGCCTTAATCTTTCCCGTTCTTCCGTCGATGAGGTTAACGAAAGAGTCAAGCGAATTAACGTCCGAGCTAACCTGCTCTGGGTCCGACACGTCGGTCACCCTTACGTATGAGCGTGGAGTAGGCTGGCTAGTGTCAGTGCCTATTAGCGTGATGCGGCCATACTCAGGCACCATCGGACCGTATTCGGGAATATACCAGATTCGAAGGCCATCAATGCCAGCTGGAGGAGGAACGAGGCGGTAAGTAGAATTAATAATTACATAGTAGAATGGAGAGCCCGCATTATTAGGTACATCGTAGTAGGTAATGTCCCGGTAGTCGATGCGCTGTATCTCTGTGTAGTAGCCATTAATCTTAGCCTCTACCTTCTCTAAGCGCTCTTGGTAGGCATCTTCCGGTATGTCAAATTGACCATCGACGCCCTCAGATAGGCTTACATCTTTGGGCGAGATGAGCGCATCTGGGTAGCGGCGGACGAGGACGTCTAAGGCGTCATCCAGTCCACGGTTTAAGGAGGGCAATAGGTCAATGGCGTCGTCAATCTCTGCCTCGTTCGTCTCGTCAATGAGAGAGCGAATGGCGGAGATTAACTGACGCGTCGTTTGCGAGCGAGCCATAGATTAGACTCCGGGTGGCGGGGATTGCTGTACGCGCGGTAAACCGAATCAGGCCATTTTGGCCGGGCCCTTGGCAGGTGCCATGCGCCTATCGAGTTCGGCTTGGAGCTCTTCGTCGCTGAAGAGGGAGAGGTCTGGGGCTTCCATCTCTTCCATGTCTTCGCCTTCGGCCATCTGGGCTTCGCCCTCGTCTTCGCCTTCCATCTCTGGCATGCCAGTTTCTTCCATCTCGGGCTCTTCGCCCTCGAGGCTAATCTCTACTTCCATGTCTTCTGCCATCGGACCTTTGCCAGCTTGCTTTGGCTTGCCTGGCATCTCATACTTCATCTTCTTCAGTAGTTCTTTTTTCATACGTAACTCTCCGTAAGCGAAAGAGGTTGGCGCTAGCTGGTCTCGTCTGTTCCTAAAGGGGGGACTCATTTCGGGCCAGAAGAAAACCAATAACTTACTAGCCAACCCACCAATGATATCACAACAGTACCAACGAATGCAAGTATATTTTTGAGGAAGCCGGCCTGGCTTGAGAGCCTGACCTGCTCCCCTTCCACCTGGTCTAGCTTCTTTTCTAGGTCTGCCACCCGTTCGGACTGCGCCAAAATGACCTGGTCTACCCGGTCTGTGGCACGGTCTAGACGGTCTTCGAGTTTACCGAAGCGAGCTTCAAGATAGGAGATAAGCCACCTTGTCTGTTCCTCATGGTCAGGATTCATGACACGTCTCCTTTCGGGGGCAGGGGAAAGACCCCTTGCGGGGCCGGACGACCTCGTAAAAAGTCGGATTATTATAAGAGGAAAAGAGCCGGTTCTAATTATCCACTAAACCGGCAAGAGTGTCAAGTACCTAGGCCCAAGTTGGTTTAGAGGCTAATTCTACATCACCCGATAAAGTCACAAAATTAAAGTTTCCAGCTGTGCTTATTACCGTAAAAGTTCCTGCGTTAGAATCTACCCGTGCAGACAATGTCGCACGAGCAGCAACGCCAGCTTCCCCTATTTGACTAGCAAGCGGCTGTCCATAAGTATTATTTACAAACGTAACGCCTGCAATGGTTCCCGTATAAGAACCCGTCAAAGTTATGTTGCCGCTGATATTAAATTTCAAACGGTGGTTTCCATCTTGGTCTTGGTAGTAGATACCTTTTGACCGAATATTGCTCCAACCGCCACCTGTAATTTGCAAATCATACTGCCCTCTCCTCGGCCCAACCAATCTCAGAAACTTCAAAGGAGTCCAGTCCGTAATGGTTTAACGCATTGTGAATGTAAGGACAGCCGTCGTTGTTTCGATGTTTGTTAATTCGGGCCCGCAGAGACCCCATAGTCTGTCCTACGTAACACCTTCCAGAAGCTTTATGCTTGATTAAATAAATTATGCCCATGTTGGTGCACTCTCGAGTTCGACATCGCCGGATACAGAATACAAGGAAGTTGTGAGCGATGAGTGGTCACAGATTATACTGCTGGCATTAGCATTTGCAAACGCTCTAACCACGCCCCCGGCAACATCCACAAATCCAGAAACTGCTTGTAGATAGGTTGTAACATTTTTAAAAGTTACACCAGAAACAGTTAGGGTATTTGATGTTCTGGCGCTAGACGTACAAGTGCCGACAATGTTGAATTTAAGGCGATGGTTTCCGTCCTGGTCTTGGTAGTAGATTCCAACTGCCCGAACCGTAGACCAAGAACCGGCGGTTGCAGTCACCGTCAAACTTTGCTGCCCGCGTCTTGGTGCAACCAAACCAAACCCTGTTGCAGGACTTGCTCTTGAGAACCCAACCGGGCTGCTAGCCCTGGCTTTGCGTACGCGATACCGTATAGCAGAGTTTAAACTACTCCAAGCAGTACCAACCCCACCATACGTTGAGCCGGTACTACGAGCATAAACAGGAAACCACACTACCGTTGTAGTTGGGGATGAGTGGGACAGGTAAACACCATACTCAACACCGTTCTGTATTACGTACGATAGCGAACCTTGGCCGTTGGCGGTCGTCGGTGTCCAAGTAGCACCGCTGTCTGACGATATTTCAATCTCAATTTGGTCATCGGCCTGAATTGGGTACTGCCAAGTGAGCGTCGCTGAGCGTGTGGTAGAGAGGGAAGCTGTTGGCGGTCTTGAACCTGCTGGACCGTAAATTGTGGTTGTTGTAGATGCATCAGAAGTGATAGCTCCAGACGCGTACTCCACCTGCGCACCAGGTCCTAAGTTAACGGTGCCGTTGCCGGCCCATTCTGCGATGGGGACTGCAAAACTCATCTTGATGTAGTCAGTGTTGGCGATTGTGGTAGGAGTTGTGGCCGTGATGTTGTTCTGCACCACCACACCAGCAGCGGCATCGTCTGTGTAGAAGAGCGTCACAGAAGTTGTACTGTTGTACGCTATTGTCAGCGGATAGCTAGCTGTTCCTGCATCTCTATAGGTTCCTGAGCTATGAGGGAGGTTGTTGCCGCTTGTGGCGTCAGTGCTGAGAAGTGCTGCAGTGTTTATTGTCCTACCAGATGGCAGGTTCAACGCTAGGTTGCCCGCACTCGGCGCGCCCGTGAAGCTGATGAGCACGTTATAAAACGCCCAAGAGCCGCTGCGAGTTTCTGTTGCCGTCACTGTGTTGTTGGTAAGGTTGGTTGTCATAGTTACGGAAACCGGGTCACCAATCGCAGCGCCTTGCACAACCTGCCCAGCATTCACCACAAAGTTGTCAAAGTCTACTGTGTAAGCTGTGGCGTTGGTTGTAGCAACGTGGAGAATGAGGCGATAGCTTGTGCTTGTCGTAGTGTCGAACGTCGTTTGGAACGTGTTTGTTCCTTTGGGAATAGCTACAGTTTGGGGTGTAATTAGCGCAGCGTTGGTCACATCGTAAATGTAAACCCGAAGGTCTCCGGCAGCGTAGTTAGCCGCGCTCGTGTCGTAGTCGAATGAAATCTGACACTTCTTTGAGCGGTCGGTTGTAGCCAGCGTAAAGGCAAACGCCACGCCCTGCCCTTGACGGTTAGCCGCGTCCTTAGCGAAGGCGAAGTCTGCGTTACCACGAAGCGGGCTGGAAGTGTTTCTATCCCAAACTACGTTTGCGGTACCTCCAGTTCCGTCGACGGGAGCGGCACCTGCTGCGTCTGCATAAGTTGCCCAGCCTGTTGTATCCGATTGAGCATCTGCATTGGTGATGTAATTAACAAAACCTGCTACAGTAGCACTGCTACTACCTGCTCCGCCCGAGAGTACCCACTTGCTAAGGGTAGTAGACCAGATGAAGCTAGAGGCAGCGCCTTGCTTAAGGGTAAAGTCAGAGCCGGTGCCGGTCTGGATATTGCCAGCATTCGTGACCGTAATGTCCGCTCCCTCATTATTGATGACGGTCAAGACGGCGCCATTAACCAGGTTAAACCCTACGCCTGGGTTCAAGGTATTTAGCGTATTGTCGCCAGCCGTGATAATCATCAGGCCCTTACTTGGGACTAATGTACCGGAAGCAATGGCTGCGTTATCGCTCTCGACTGCCAGACGGTCCAGAGCTACGCCGCGAACTGTGCCGCCAGTGATGGCGACGCTCGAGGCTGCTTGGGTAGCCATGGAGCCTAGTCCGAGGGTACTTCTAGCAGTGGCTGCATCAGCATCATCAACTAATCCTCGGCCAAAAGAGGTGATGGTGCCGGTGGTTGCGGTATCTGTACCACTGAAGTAGATGTATTGGTCAGTGGTGGGAGTTAACGCAGCGATGGTGGATAGAGTAGCGTCAGATGCTTGCTTACTATTAAGCTGCGTCTGAACATCGCTAGTTACGCCAGAAAGGTAGCCCAGTTCCGTGGCGGATACGCCAGTGACGCTGACCAGTTGGCCGTTGGCGTCCGTGGCAACAGCCTCATTAGCTGTTAGCGCTGCATTTTCCGACATTACGCCCGAGGCATTATTGGCAAGGATGCGGTAATTTGTACCAGTAGCCAGCTTGCTGCGGTCGATATTACCTGCCAGCATGCCGTCAGTAACTTTACTTGCGCCAATGGCAGTAACGCCAAGGTCACTGATTGTTACGTCGCCTGTAACGGTGCGAGAGGTGGGCACGCCAGTGCTGGAGCCTATCAGGATGTTACCTGATGCAAGGGTAGCCAGCTTACTGAAGGCAATGGCGGCAGCTGCGTCTACGTCTGCGTTGACGATGAGACTGGAGCTAACCGCACCTGAGCTATTATTGTGGAGGATACCAGCTGTCGAAAAGCTAGGGATGGTAAGGGTTTGGAGCTCGGCGCTGGTGTTAATGTCGAGCGTAGAGCCGACGATGTCAGTGAAGGTACCAGCAGCTGGGGTCGAGCCACCGATAATGGAATTGTTGATGGTACCACCGCTAACGGTTGGGCTAGACAACGTCTTATTTGAGAGTGTCTGGGTGGCGGCGTTGAGAACCATGCTCTGTGTATCGCCGGTCGCGGCCACGTCTGGTACGTTAACGGTTACGAGGTTACCGCTGGTAGTCTGGGTAGCTGCACGAAGCTTGACTTGCTTTCCGCCAGCAAGCCGGAACGCTAAGTCAACCAATTCACTGA